GTGGGGGCGGAACGCCTCCACGGCACCTAAAGACTGCTAGCGCGGGGGGTGTGGGGGCGGAACGCCTCCACGGCACCTAAAGACTGCTAGCGCGGGGGGTGTGGGGGCGGAACGCCTCCACGGCACTTAAAGACTGCTAGTGCGGGGGGTGTACCCCAGCTGCGCTGCGGTAGCGTGGACCTGCGGTCCACTGTGGGGTTACTTCGTGCCCCCACAGGGTAGTATGACCGCCCAAGGTGCCTTATTTGAACTTGTCGCACGAGGTCAGAAAGATCGCTACTTTGTTCGAGAAGAGGACAGCAAGTTTGTCTACGATGCGAGCTACGGAGCGTCGCAGCCCCATCTGGCGGAACGGCGTACCGCGGTGCCCGTGAATGGTTCCGCGTTCGGAGGGACCTTCGATGTCGAGATTGACGCCTACGGAGATGTGTTGACCGAATGTGCCCTCGAGGTCGAGCTCCCTACCTGGCTGCCCCCTCTTCCTTTGACGGCAGGAGGGACGCCCGTGGCGCCCGATGTGGCCAATGGGCTGTGTGACGTTCGTGCGGTGGGTGGGGCGCAATACGGCTATGTACGCGGTGTGGGGTGGTTTCTCTTCGACCGCATCCAGCTCTATCAAGACCAGTTCATGATCCAGGAATGGAGTGGTGACGGGTTATACGTCAAAGCGTTGCTCGAGGAATCAGAGGATTTGGGAGAGCTTCGGATGCGGCGCGGGGGTGCGACTGCGACTGGGAGCGTAGCACGTCGGGCGACGCCCGGCCGTCTGCGCATCGATCTGCCACTGGTGGGCGTGGGACGACGTGACGTGGGCTTACCTTTGGTCGGGATGCCCTGGCAAACTCTTCGTCTCCGTGTCACGCTCCGCAAGCTTGAACAGCTCGTCGTTTGTAGCGATGATACGGTCATGTCTCCGGCCCCGTGGGCCGTTCCTCTCTTTCAATCGACTGGCGTAGACGGTTCCGTGTACGAGTTTGCGCCGCTCTCGATCGCCGAAATGGGTCAACCCACCGTCTTGCTCGCCACCACACAGCGCTATGTCTTGCCCGAGGCCCAACAAGCGATACGGGAGAGCGCCATGGAAATACCCTTCCGACGCATGTTCGAGAATCGCTTTACCTTTGGTGAACTCGACTACATCTCGCTGGACAAGGGAGGCGTGTCCGCGGTCACACGGCGCCTGGAGGGCCGACATCCTACGGAGCGTCTGATGTGGTTCTTTCGAACACAAGAGGCCGTGGATCGTAATCGACTCGATGACTTTGTCAATCCGTACTTTAACAGCGCAGGCGGGAGCGGGACGGTGACGGATACGCAGCCCTTGACGTGGCCCTATGGGTCGTTTGTGTACCGCATGAAGCTCCTGGTAGCGGGTCGAGACCGTGAAGTGTTACATGACGCGGGGGTATGGGAACTCTTGGCGCCGTGGGCGAAAGCGGAGCGTGCCCCTTTGGGAGCCAGAGGTGTGGGCATGATGTCATGGGGCCTTGGAGATGTCTGGGGGGCGCGGTATCCGGTGGAGCGACAGCCGACGGGCACGGTGAACCTGACGACGGCGGATCGGCCTACGTTGTATCTCGAGCTGGCGAATGTTCCCGTTCATCCTGTGCTGGCGCAGCGAAAGGTCGAGTTCCGTGTCTTTAGCGAGGCGTGGAACGTCTATGATGTCGTGGAGGGTCGGGGTCGGGTTCGATTTGCTTCCTAGGGCTAGGTCAGAATGGACGCAGACCTAATCGTCATCGGTGCGGGACTTGCGGGACTCTGGACCGCGGTTCGCTATCTGGAGGAAAGACCTGCGGCGCGTGTGGTTGTGCTTGAAGCATCTGATCGAGTCGGTGGGCGTGTAGCGACGCACAGGGAGGCCGTGCCAGGGAAAGGACGTTACCAGTGGGAGGCGGGTGCGGGGCGCATCCCTGTCCATCACCGGCGTGTGGTGGGCTTGATCAAGAAGTACGGTCTGACCTTTCGACCGTGGGGACCGTCTCCGTTAGCAGGATTCAAGGAGCTTGTGGACGTCTATTTACGGCCCTTGGAGTCTCTTGGTCGGCGGGTGCTGGGTCAGCGAACGCTGTCGGAGGTGATGCGTCGGGTGTATGGTCCGCAAAGCACGGCATTGGCTCGACGATTTCCCTACTGGGCCGAATTCGAAACTTTGCGCGCCGATTGCGCACTGGATGCGCTGCTACGGGGTGCGTTGGCGCCGGGTGTGATCTATGGGGGATGTGTGGAAGGCCTGTCGGCGCTGGTGGAGCGTATGGCGGCGGATGTCGTTCAGCGGGGCGGAGAGATTCGGAGGGGTGTGCCCGTTAGGGCTGTTGTGTCTGTTACATCGAAGAGGCAGGCGGAAAAGGGCAAGAGCATCGAAGTCTCCACAAAGGGTGGTACTCTCCGCGCCCCTCGGGTGGTTATGGCGATCCCTGCGGATGCGATGCGGTCGGTGGGGGGTATAAAGAGTCTTGGGTTTCTTCGGCGACTGGGATCGGAGCCGTTGATGCGTGTGTATGCGGTCTTTCCGACTCGTAAGGAGCGTGGGGGGGCATGGTTTACCGCGGAGGATCGTCGGGTGGTGGCGGACGGTGTGCGCTTCTTCATTCCCATGGATGCGGAGCGAGGGCTCGCGATGATCTCCTATACGGAGGGTCGGGATACACGGCGATGGTTGCGCATGGGAGAGACGGAGCGCACGCGGGCCATCTTGACAGAACTCCGTGCGTTGTTTCCCGACCGCGAGGTGCCTGAACCCCTTCTCGTCCGCTATCATCTCTGGCCTGCGGGATGTACCTACTGGCTCCCTGGTGACTACGATGTTCGTGCGGTGGCTCGTCAGGCGCTTCAGCCGATGCCGGATGTGCCCCTGTACGTGTGTGGCGAATCCGTGGCGGTGGAACAAGCGTGGATGGAGTCGGCGTTGGAGAGCGCGGAGGCCGTGGCGAGATTGATGGGCGTGGAGAGAACGTAAAAGCCTTGTTATAAATGAAAAAAGCCACTCTCTCGTGGATCCCATAAGGATATCGAGAGAATGGCTATGGCTGTTAGGGAGATTAGAGCTGAAAAGACGTCTTCAGCCAAGCGATGATTTTTTGCGTGTCGGAGGACTGTAGCGGTGGCTGGGGCTTGCCGTCGCGGATGGCGATGAACGAGGGTATTTGCTGGCAGCCCGCGTACCCCAGTGTATACGTGTTCTCGCCCTCGTCAATGTCCGCATAGTACCACTTGATACCAGGGTGGAAGTCCAGGAGCGCTTGCGTATCGACGCGCTTACACGGACCGCACCACGATGCGCCGAAGCGCACGACGACCATAGGCTGTTGCGCGGTTTGGGCAGGATCACGCACGAGCAGACCTTCAAAGAACTCTTGGCTTGGGAGTGGCTCCATGTTGCTGTGACTGTGACTGTGACTGTGACTGTGACTGTGACTGTGACTGTGACTGTGACTGTGACTGTGACTGCTTGGGTTCGGGTGGGACATCGTCCTTTTGTTTGTATGGAGGGGAGCCTTTAAATCCGTCACTGCCCTCTGTGCCTTTTGCGTTCTTGACAAGCTTAATCCAGCCCGAGAGGGCGACGATGCCCAACAGGCCCAGGAGGGCGTATCCCAGGTGGTTGAGGGAATCAGGTTGGACAGTAGCGGCTGGATTGGCTGCGCCGCCCTGCTGTCCCTTAAGACCCTCCGCCGCTGACGCATAGAGCGACGCCGCAGGGAGGAGCGTGCTCGCCTGACTGACGGTGTCGATCGTCTTCCCCACCTGCTCGACAATCTCCGAGCTCTTGGCGACGGCCTCGCGACCTAGTTGAACCGTCGAATCCACCGCCGATACGGCGTGTTCCACGGTACTGATGGCCGCCTCCGCGGTCTTGGTCAGCGGTTCGAGCAGCGAAGGACCCACGATGTTGTTCACGATGGTTTTGATGGTTTCAATAGGAGAGAACAAGAAGCCGAGAAAGGGGAAACGACCAGACATCTCGCGAGCAAGAGAGTACTCGGGGGCGCCGAAAAAGGCGAAGTTCTGATTGATGACGTTCTCCGTATTGGTGAAATACTGGAAGAGCTGATAGGCCCAGACGCCGAACGCGACAGGAGAGAGAATGACAGAGACGGCGCACAAGAGTCGGAGGATGCCCGTCTGTCGATCGCCGACGATGAATGAATCGAGACCGAAGAGGCCTCCAAAGAAGAGTGCGAGGGAGTACATCAGGAAGCGGAGATGTTTCTTATCCGGCTGCGGTTTGGAGAGAACACCCGCCGCGATGCCCGTCGGGCCCCATCCAGGGATACCCAGTCCATAGAGCTTGATCACATCCGCATGGAAGACGGCCTGTAGCGCATCATACAGCCACCAGATGCCGAAACAAAAGACGTTGACGGCGAACTTGGCCACGAAGGTCACAGGGGAACGGAGGTACAGATGATCAAGCGCGAAGAACCCGCCGAGCACGGAGAGGCCGAGGAAGACATCGTAGGAGAGATAGGTCGCCGCATCGGCGCCTTCGCTGTTTTGGTTGGCTTGGTCATGTGCCTTGCCGAGCCAGTACTTTACTTGGGAGAGCATCCTCTCTGTCTATTGGGTGGGGGATGTTGTTTCTCGAGGTCTGGTGTCACAGGAGTCACAGGGGCTGGGGGCTGCTTAAATGGTAAAGACGAGTCCACCGAAACCGTTGATGACGCGGAAAATATTGTAATTGTGGGCGTAGATGCGGACGGTGGCCGCCCCGCGCTGTTGGGTGACGGGGATCGCGGGATTGTTCAACAGCGGATTCATCTCGATCTGCCATACAATGGAATCGATGCGACTGGCGTTCAAGGTTCCCGTGGGCTGCGCATCCTCGGGCCGCAACGCGATGGAGTAATTGTAGATGTAGGAGGAGACCGGAGTGGTTGTATGGTGCTGGAAGGGCTGCTCGAGGCGGAAGTGTTGCGGGGGGCGAGCTTGGAAGCGGTCATGACCATCGAGCTGGAGGAGGGCCGTGGTGATCATGTCGAGGCGGTTGGCGGGTGCGTTCGAGTTCAGGTACGGTTGGAGAAAGGCGGGGAGGGGCTCGTCGGTCCCGAGATGACTGTAGTTGAACCATTCATTACGACCCGCCGCCAGTTCATCCCGTTGAACGACGAAGAAGAATTCCTTTACAGGGTGATTGAAGTCCACCTGGACCGTAGCCGTCGTTTGATTCGCGGTGACGGAGAAAGGGGGCGTATACTGGACCTGTTCAATCACGTATTCGTGCGACGTCGTAACGAAATGTCGGCGTTCATCGACGTCAAGATAGACGAACTCGCCCCACAGGAGCATGGAAGCGATCTGTGCCGTACAATCCAAGGGAGTAGAACAAGCCGGCTGCCAGGCGGGTCCGGTGGTGGGGAAGGGGTCGGGGGGAGGGCGCCAAAAGAGTTGTTGAAGGGGTCGAAGGGTGATATTGATGCGGATCGGGGAGTACTGGAGAGCGATCAGAGGGAGATAGAGGCCAGGTGTCTGGCAAAAGTAGAACTGGAGAGGGATCAGGAGGCGCATGCCATCGCCGGATGTGGCGGGGATGAGGTTAGGGGCGTCATAGGGTTCACGGCGACCAATGAGCTGGTTAAGCGCCTCGCGCTGAGAGGCGGGGGTAGTGACCTGTGTCCATATTTCCATCCATTCACCGGTTTGGCGATCAATCTCCTGCTCTCCCACTTCAAAGGTGATTTCTTGGATGAGGGCGTGACCTATCGCGTTGGTATACGACAAGAGGTTACCCGATGTGTCTCGAAGGGGTGGGAGATTGACTTCCAGTGTGACACGGCCGAGGAGATCGCCGCGGCGAGGGATCAAGCACGTGATGCGCTGGCCAAAGTTGGGCGTACCGTCGAAATACATCGGCATGTATTCGGTGGCGAAGGCGGTATGACGGCGATAGACCATTCGAAAGAAGCTGATTTGTGGGTTACCCGTTAGGAACACGTCCTGCTTTCCAGTGGCAACAAGCTGTAAAAGGGATCCACCGGCGGGCATCCTGTGTCCTGTCCTGCTGTGTGGGGCGGTTATTTCATTGGGCCCTTTGGCCCTTTAGGTCCCGGATCTCCTGTTCAAGGGCTTCTTGGCGTTCGATCAGGTGCTGGATCGCGCCATACATGGTTGCGTAGACTTGATCCGTATTCAGCGTCAAGCAGTCCGAAATGCCTTGATACGGAAGGGGCAGAACCGACTGGGGAAAGAACGGTTGGACCTCCTGCGCAATCCAGCCCAGTCGATGTTGGTCACGAACGGGGTCGATCCAGCGGTAACGACGGAGAGGGAGCGACTTCAGTGTTTCATAGCATCGTCGAAGGTCCGCGGGCTCGATCTCGGTCTTTAAGCGCTCGTCAGAGGTCGTGGTCCAAAGGGTGTTACCGCCGGGCTTAAAGGCGGAATCATCGCCGAGGGCGAGTCGAAAACTGGAGACGGTGTTGCCAATCCAGATGGTCGAGGCGGTGATCGTAGAGGTGACTTGAAGAGTACTAAGCGTGGCCGTGGAGGCTTGGAGGCGGTAGGTGTTTGTCGTCGAGAGCGTGGTTGTCGACAGCGCCGTCAAAGCAAAGGTAGAGATCGTGGAGGTCGTGAAGCTGGAGACGACATCGAGCTCGTTGGCTTGGAGGCTGGAGATGGTTAGCGTAGAAAATGCTCCGTTACGACCGAAGACCGTCGAGACCGTGGTCGTCGAGTTGACTTGGAGGGTAGAGAGGGTGACCGTGGAGGCTTGGAGGGTCGAGAAGACCGCGGAGCGCCCGAGGACAGTAGAGAGTGTGGTCGTCGACAGCGCCGTCAAAACAAAGGTAGAGATCATGGAGGCTTGGAAGCTGGAAGTGGTAAGCGTGGAAGCGACATCGAGCTCGTTGCCTTGGAGGCTGGAGATGAGGGCGGTGGAAAACGTGGCGGAATGGCCAAGGAGGGTGCTGAGGGTTGTCGTTGAGTTGACGGTTAAAGTGGAAAGGGTGAGGGCCGCGAGGGCAAGAGAAGAGAGGGTCAAGCTGGATGCCTGTAGAGTCGAATTGACCGTAAGCGTGTTCGTTTGAATTGTCGAAGTGGTGAGGGTCGAGAAGATCGCGGAGCGGCCCAAGAGGGTGCTGAGGGTGGTTGTGGAATTGACTTGGAGGGTCGAGAGCGCAAGAGCGGCCAAGGTCAATGTAGACGCCTGTAGAGTCGAATTGACCGTAAGGTTGTTCGTTTGAATCGTCGAAGTGGTGAGGGTCGAGAAGACCGCGGAGCGGCCCAAGAGGGTGCTGAGGGTGGTTGTGGAATTGACTTGGAGGGTCGAGAGCGCAAGAGCGGCCAAGGTCAATGTAGACGCCTGTAGAGTCGAATTGACTGTAAGCGTGTTCGTTTGGAGGGTGGAGAGGAGGCCAGTAGAAAAGATCGCGGAGCGACCCAGAACCGTCGAGAGTGTCGTGGTGGACAATGCGACGAAAGAGATGGTGGAGATGGTTGACGCTTGAAAGCTGGACGTTTGGAGGGTTGAAGCAATGTCGAGCTCGTTGGTTTGAATCGTCGAAGTGGTGAGCGTGGAAAAGATCGCGGAGCGGCCCAAGAGGGTGCTGAGGGTGAGGGTTGAGTTGACTTGAAGGGTGTTGGCGGTGATGGTCGAACCGGCAAGCGTGGAAAATGTTGTACCATTCGCAGTAAATGTACTGACGGTCATGGTCGATGCGGAGAGGGTATTCGTTTGGAGGGTGGAGGCGTTGATCGTGGAGGGTTGGAGTGTGTCGGCGAGGAGGGTCGTGAAAAAAGCGTCAGAGCCTTGGAGACTGGAGATCGTGGCGGTTGAATTGACTTGAAGGGTGTCGGTGGTGAGAGTGGAGGCGTTGATCGTGGAGGGCTGGAGCGTGTCCGTCAGGAGGGTGGTAAAGAAGGCGTCGGAGCCTTGGAGGCTGGAGATCGTGGCGGTGGAGGCTTGAAGGGCGGTGGTGAACGTCGAGCCGGCGTTGAGAGTGGAGGCGTTGGTGACCGCAGAGCTGATGCGAATGGTCGATAGCATGGGGGTTCGAAGGGTGTTTTGATACTCGGCGAGAGGGGTAGAGATTGAGAGCTTGGTCGTCGCCGTTAAGACCATGTTGGTCGTATTCATCTGAATGGCGCTCGTCGCGCCTGGATTCGTTACCACAATGAACTTGTTGGCGTTGCGGACCGTGACCGTTTGGGAGGTATCGCCTGCTGTCGGTTGGATACTCGAGATGGCCAGAGAATAGTCGTTGAGGTTGATGACTTGCGCGATCTCGCCCTGGATGGTGGAGATGATGGTCGAAATGTCATTGACAGCGGTGGCTTTCGCCAAGCCGGCGAGGGACACGGGGGCGTAGGGAGAGACGAGGAAGGGGTTCGAGTTGTTGGCGATGTAGAGGTTGGCGTTGTTCTTGGAGGGGTCGGAGCGCTGTCGATACTCTTCGCTGTCTCCGGGCTTGGGAACGACGGCCTGGTTAGGGGGCGCAGCCATCTTCTGGGATGTAAAGACTTTTTGGGAGGCGGCACTTAAACCCTTCGAGGGTGTTCTGTGGATTCTGTGAACTGGAAAGAGAGATGAGCGGGGCAGCGAGAGCGGGGACGTACATGCCCTACTTGTCCGATGACGAATCGGAGCTTGCCGAATCGGATCTCGAGTCCGATACCGAGCCTGAAGATCCTCGTTTTGCGTTACTACGGGCGCCGACCATGCGCGCCGCCATTATGAAAGAGACAGGGACGGTCGCGGCGGATCAATGGGCGACCTGGGATCCTTCTGCGGTAGTGACGGACTTGAAAGATCACGTGTATCTGGATCCACCGAAGACGACGAAGACGAGTCTAGTATGTATCAAGTCTATCAATCGCGATCGCAATGTATGGCCGTCGCCCTATCGCTTCCAGCTCAAGCTGCCCAAAGTGTACAAGAACGTCACGAAGTTTCAGCTTGTACAGCTCTCCTTCCCGAACGGCAATTCACAGAACTTGTCGCAGGCCACGCTCTTGACGTCATCGATTGTGAAGAACCTGGTGGAACGGGGCATACCCTCGACGTGTATCAGTGACTGTATTTCGCTGATCGATTGCGGCGGAGGTCTGACGACGACGGGATTGATCGAGCAGGGGCGCGTGACGGCCTCGGGGGAACCGCTGTTGGTGTCGTTGTCTTTGCCCGACGGGACATATACGGAAGCCCAGATGGCCCGAGAGCTGACACTTCAGGCAAACTCTACACCCCCCTTCCAGTTGATCTCGTACGAGGACTTTCGAGACGTCTTCATGGTCACACGGGATGTGTCGGTGTTGTTCAACGAGCCCAGTGATTGCTACTACTCTCGAATTCAGGGACGGCGGTTCGGGACGCATACCAAGGCGGATATCATGGGGGCGTACTACACACAGGCGCATTTGGATTCCTTCCCTGTCGTTACGGAGCGCATTGCGTTCAATGCGTACTGGTACCCGGTCTTGAAAGAGATGGTGGCGACGGGGCGGGCGGAGCCGTTTCTACAGACCGATGGGATGCCCTATACGGCGGTGGCGGGGCGCGTCATGACGTTCGAGGG